GGACGGCGAGGCGTTTGTCCTGATCGACCGCGCCGCCCAGAACGATTACGGCTTTTCACTTCGCGTGATCCGCCCGGACGCGATAGACGAGACGATGAACCTCAACGGCACGGCGACCGCGATCCGCAACGGCGTCGAGGTTGACCGCCGGACGTTGCACCCAGTCGCCTACTATTTCCGCGCCGAGCGCGAAGACCCGGCGGCGGCGTTTATCGGCGGCAAGCCCGTCGTCCGCATACCCGCCGCGAACATTCTCCACCTTTACACGCAGCACGACGAAACGCAGACGCGGGGAATACCGCTCGGCCATGCCGTGTTGAAGAAGTTGAAGATGCTCGACGAGTACAACGTTGCCGAACTTGTCGCCGCCCGCGACGAATCCAACACGACGGGCGTCTATACCGCGCCCGCCGGACAGGGCGGCGAAATCGGCGAGTACGACGACGACCAATCCGCCGCGCTTACCATGCCGAGCGAACCCGGCACGAAGATCATGCTCGAACAGGGGTGGGACTACAAGACGGTCACGCCGTCGCACCCGAACCGCGAACTGACCAACTTCAAGAACTCCATGCTCCGGGACGTGGCAAGCGGCCTCGGCCTTGAGTACGCCTGTTTCGCGAACGATTGGGCGGGCGTTTCGTTTTCGTCCGTCCGCGCCGGGACGCTTGCCGAGCGCGACCATTGGCGGACGCTACAAGCCCAGATGATCGAACAACTGGTGGCCCCCGTCTTCCGGGCGTGGCTTGCGTCGTTCCTGAAATACCGCGCCTCGTCGCCGTACTTGCCGAGCGACTACGCCCGACTTGTCGAGCATGAGTTTCGCGGGCGGACGTGGGAGTGGGTTGATCCGATGAAGGACGTGAACGCCGCAGCCGTCGCAGTTGCCCACGGCTGGAAGACGGACACCCAGATCGCCGCCGACTACGGCACGGACTACGAAGAGAACCTCGCCGAGCAGAAGCGGCTGAAGAAGAAGAAGGACGCCGCCGGAATTTTGACCGAACCGCTAAAGGTAGAGAATACCCCAAAGACGGGAAAGGAGAACGATGAAGAAAAGAACGATTGACAGGCGCGTCCGCGCCGACGAGCCGAAGGACGACAAGCGCAAGTACCGCACCGCCGAGTGGATCGTCGAAACGCGGGAAGTTGGCGAGGGCAAGGACAAGAAGACCGAGCGCGTCGTGCGTTGCTCGATTTCGTCCGAGACGCCCTACACCCGCTACATGGCAGACCCCGAAAGCGGCGAATGGGTGAAAGCGTTAGAAGTGCTCGGCCACAAGCCGGGGGAGATCGACGACACCCGGATGCGTGACGGGCTTGTCATTCAGGACACCCACTACGGCGAACAGATCGGGATCATGGACAAGCCGGAAGTCAAGGACGGCAAGATCGTCGGCACGATCCGTTTCGGCCACTCCCAAAAAGCGCGGGACATTGAGGCCGACGCCCTTGACGGCATAAAGCGCAATATGTCCGTCGGCTACATCGTGAACGAGTACAAGCGCGACGGCGTGGACGAAAAGACGGGGCTTCCGATTTTCCGCGTCACGAACTGGACGCCATACGAAGCAAGTTTTGTGAACGTTCCGGCGGACACGAACATCGGAGTCGGAAGAGCCGAAGCCGATGAAACCATCACCCGGACGGCGGCGAAGCCCGCCGCTGAATCAACCAACAAGAAAGGAATCCAAATCATGGATAAGCCGATAACGGCGGGCTATACTGCCGAACAGAAAACGAAGATTCGCGAACTTGCCTCCGCCGCACACGTCAGCGGCGAGGAAGTCGCGGACATACTCACCTCGGAGCGTTCCTTCGAGGAAATCCGCGAGGAACTCCTGAACCGCCGCGAAAAGTATCTTGCGGAACTGGCGAAGAAGCCCGCGAAGCCCGCAGCGGAAGCCCGCGCCGTCATTGACGAGGGCACGAAGCGCGAGATTCAGAAGCGGTACAACCTCGTGAACGTCATCCGCTTCCTTGCGGACGCCGCAAAGGGCGAACGCTCCGACGTTGACATTGGCTTTGAGCGCGAGATCAGCGACGAACTCGCCAAGCAGACGAACCGGGCCGTGCAGGGCATCCTCCTTCCCGATTTCGTCCGCGCAGCGGCCAACGCCCAAGACGGCGGCCTCACGTTGGGAACTCCCGCCTACGATACCGACACCGCCGCCGGGGGCATTTCGGGAATCGGCGGCGCGGGCAAGAACACCATCGCCACGAACCTTCTCGCTGGCCGCTTCATTGAGGCCCTGCGCGACGCGCTCGTCCTCAACACGCTCGGCGCGGAGATTATCACGGGCCTCGTTGGCGACATTGCCATCCCCAAGGGCGGCAGCATTGCTGGCGGCTGGATTTCGACGGAGGGCGGCAACGCTTCCAAGAAGAACCCGACCTTCGGGCAGATCACCGCGACGCCGCACACCTACGGCGCGTATGTCGATATTACCCGCAAGTTGCTGATTCAGTCCAGCATTGTCGTTCAGGCCAAGGTGCTGGAATGGCTCATGTACGCTTGCGCAAAGGGCATCGAGACCGCCGCGTTTCAGGGTACGGGATCGTCCGGCCAGCCGACTGGCCTTGCGACCGCGCTCAACAGCGGCGCGACCGCGTGGAGCAACACGCCGACCTTCGACAAGTTGGTCGCGCTCATTGCCGCCACGAAGACCGCCAACTCCTTCAAGCCGTCAATGCGGTTTGTCGGCACGTCCGGCGTCTGGTCGAAACTTGCCACCACCCGCGACTACGAGGTGCTGACCGACGGCGCGGATACGCCGAAGAACGTCGGCGCGATTGGCGGCTCGACCCGTCTGCTCGACCTTGCGACGAACCGCGTCTGCGGCCATGAGTTTGTCGAGGCGCATTGTATGCCGTCCGCGAAGCTCATTTTCGGCGACTTCTCGCAGTTGGCCGTTTGTATGTGGAGCGGCACGGACATTACGGTCGATCCCTACGCGAACTCCACGAACGGCGGCCTCCGCATTGTCGCCCTTCAGGACAGCGACATCCTCATCAAAGAGCCTGCCGCGTTCAAGTTGGCTACGGGCGTTCACTCCTAAAGCCTACGCCCCCGGCGGTGTTGATCGTCCTTCGCCGCCGGGGGACATTCAACCCAATTCAACCCCCACGAAAAACTGGGAAAGAGTAGATGAGCCTCCGCGAAGATTTCCGCAATGCGCTCGGCAGCATAGCCGCCGCCGTTCCAGAGGCCGTCCGCACCATGCGGCACGGCGAATGGGAGCAAGGCGCGGTCGTACAGTCGTCGTCGCGGAACTTCGCGGCGTCCGTTTCCGACACCGCACCGGCAGAGGCGGCGTGGTACGTCGCAAACGCGGCTGACTTCCCAACGCTTGACGAGGGCGCGGCGGTGGAGTTGGGCGAATCGTTGCGCGTCGTCGTGTCGATGAAAAGCGATCCCGTTGGCGCGACGTTCACCGTCGGGCTTTCGGCGGAGTTTGAGAAATGCCCGGCGGCGTACAAGGGGACGCGCCGCGAGAACGGCAAGGCGCGGACGATCCAACACCCGCTCGACGTGCTGCTGCTGGAAACCGGGACGGCGGACAACTACGCCGACGCGCTTGCGCCGACCTACGCGACCGCCTACACCGTCGCCGTCCGCCGGACGGACTGGCCGGAAGTCACAGAACCCGAACCGTCGGACGTGCTGGAAGTTGCGCCCGGCGGCCATCCGTTCGCGCTCAAAGTTTCCACCGTCACGCGGCACGACGGCTGGTATATCTTGAAATGTCGCACGAGGGGGTGACGCCATGGTGGAATTCTCGGTAGAAATCGACGAAACTGCTGCACGTCACCTTGACGAGCTCCTTACGCGCATCGCAACGCTGACGCCGAGGCGCATAGCAACGGAGACGCGCCACGCCGCCATCCTCCTTTGCAAATCACTCCGCGCAAGGACGCGGCAAGCTCCGAAGCGCATACCAAAAAGAGAATATATCGCCGCGCCGTCAACTGTTCCGCCGCACTACGTCCATTCAAACTTGGAAGGCCATGCCTTGCTGCACAGGTGGTCACTCACGAGGTTGAAAGGCACGCCCGACGAATCCACTCGCCATTACTACGTTTACGCTTCCGCGCACAAAGGCAGAGGCGGGCGAATGGTTGGAAAACATCTGGCGCAAGAACGCCACGAACTGTTGCAACAACACGGCGGCATCCCGCGCCACGGCCTGGCTAAAAAGTCGTGGGGCTGGATTGCAAAGCAGATTTACAACGCCGTAGGCATTGAGGATTTGGCGTACAAGCCCCGCAAGGGCGAGGTAAGAGACCCGCGCAAGGCCATCAATGGCGTTTTCAAGCGGCTCACCACTGGCGGCGAGGCCGTGCTGCAAAACAAGCTGGACTACATCATGGAGGCATTGCAACCGGGCGCATTGAATGAAGCGGTGGTTGCTGCAACTCAAAACCTATCGCGGAGCGTCGAAGCGTCGCTCATAGAGGCCGAGGAAAAACGCGCCGCCGCCGCTCCGCGCTCCGGCGGGACTCCGTGGTGGGAGGCGTACAAGAAAGCGAGGATGAGATGACCCCTGCCGAAATCATCACGCGCAAGCTCAAAGCCCGTATCGAGGAAAGCGGCGCAACCGTTCCCGTCGTTTCCCTGTTGTTGGAGGCGTTGGAGGGCGCAAGGCATGAAGCCCCGTCTTCGTTCATTGCGTTGTCCGTACAGATTGCGGCACAACTTGAGGAGCCGTTGCCACATTATCGATTCGACCTGGCCGCAACCCTCGTTACTGCAATCGACGATGACAAGGGCGGCCAACTCTTCAAGGCCAACCACGACGCCCTCTGGACGGCGTTCGACTATCTCGCACGCGCCGACAACTGCGAAGAGCTGGGCGGCGATTCCTCTTCGGGGTTCGGGGGCTTGCCCCAAGAGACGGGCGGCGATTCCTCTTCGGGGTTCGGGGGCTTGCCCCCGTTTCTTTGCGACGGCCTCCAATTGGGCGCGGGAGTTGCCCCCCAATTCTCCGACGACGAAGACGGCGGCTCATGGACTGTAACTTTTTCTGCGACCGTGACTGGCCGCGCAAACTAACCAACAGAAAGGAAAAAACAAAATGGCAAACAATGGATTCAGCGCACCAGTCAACTACTGGGGCTCAATATCCGGCCTCACCCCGAAAACGTCTAATGACGGCAAGACCTCGCAGACGGCGGAGGCCGTCAATTCCTACGGCGACGTAGTGGCGCACGACGAATACGGCGAAGTGCTGGCACCGTCCACCGAATACGCCGTCACGGGCACGGTGAATCTCTCCGACATCGTGCTGGGTTCCGTCCACACATTGGGCGAGAAGAGCCTCATGCTCACGAACCTCACGATCACCACGCAAGCGGGATCGTCGCCCACCGTCACCATCTCCGGCGTTGAAGTCGAATCCGGGGCGACCGCCGCCCGCACCTACGCGCTCACGGGCACGCTCACTCCGCGCTCCAAGGCACAGGACGTCTGCGGCGCATTCACGGTAAGCGAAAACTTCACGAGCATCACCACCACCGCGTCCGTCAACTCGCAGATTGCCACCGTCACGGGCACGCCCGTTGCAAGCGACGCGGCGAACGGGCGCATTGAGGTGAACGTCACCATGACCGACCCCACGGGCGCGGCCACGATCAC